TGTTGATTTCGACCAAGCAGACAATCCGGAAATCGAGATAAAAGACCTTGCGAACGTCCTGCAGAAAGACGAGCTTTTCCAAGATTACCTCGACAACAATCGCCGGAAAGTGCAATCCTCTTTCCAGTTGCCAGACCTTTATGTTGGTTATACGACCGACTTCAACAGGGCTACGGCGCAGACGGCGCAGGAGGTAACAGAGGAGCAGGTGTTCCAGCCAGAGCGTAAGAGTGTCGCATGGGCGATTAACAACCGCCTATTGAACGGGTATCAATTCCAGTATGTTGAGGCTTATTTCCTTGAGCCGGACATCAGCAACCCGGACGACCTTTACAAACTGTTGACAGTAGCGAACAACGCCGGAGGACTTACGCCGAATAAGGCAAAGCAGATTATCTACGAGGCCTACGGAGAAGTTTCGGAGGACTACCCGGAGGAATGGGGCGACGTTCCATTGGCATACAGCAAGACGCAGAGCAGCGGCGCAGGCTTTGACATCGGTGGCCTTACAATGAGCCTGCAAAAGCAGATTGAAAAGGCAGCCAGCAGCCACGACGACAGCGTAGTGGCGGTGATGAAAGAGGTCAAGCGGCTTTTGATGAAAATGGACAAGGGGGAGTGAATATGTGCTTAGAGTGCAAACCCCTCATAAAAGCCATTGACGCATATATCCGCAAAGCTGACGACGACCTTGCAGACGCACTCGGAGCAGAGGGCTACGCAAAGCCCAAAAAGACGCTCAAGTATTTAGAGGACATTGAGGACGGCGTTGCAGAGGCCCTTTTGGACGAGACAGAATACATCATTGCGGAGGCGGAAAAGTCGGTAGACCTTGAAGCCTTTGCGGAGGACGTTTGGCCGAGAGTTAAGCTCAACGACGCAGCCAAAGCAAAGCTCACGACGGTATTTACGGAGAGCTTTTCGGAGTTTATGCCGGAGTTCGTCGGATATTACCTAAAGCAGACCGACAAAGACCTCAAACTGTTGCAGGTATCGAAAAAAACGACAGCGTGGGTCAAGTCGTGGAGCAAAGAGCTGGGAGAGATTATGCAGCTCAACAGCCACACCGAAATCGAGAACATTCTCGAAAGCGGACTGCAGAACGGTAGCAGCATAGCAGAGTTTACGAGGGCTATTCTTGACAGCGGAATAAGAGACGAATACTACAAGGCTCGCAGAGTTGCCATAACGGAGGTGCTGACGGCGCACCGGGCAGCGCAACAGGAGGCATTCATGCAAAGCCCGGCAGTATCGGAGAAGATGTGGAGACACACCGGGGAATACAGAAACGAGCCACGACAAAACCATGTTGATATGGACGGGCAGCGAGTACCAGTCGGAGAGCCTTTTGAGCTGATAGGAGCGGACGGAGGCACATACAATCCGATGTACCCCGGCGACCCGATATTACCAGCCGGGGAACGTATCAGCTGCCATTGTATAGACCAGCCCGTCGTCAGTGAAGAAATACTCGGCTTGCCGCTGGAAGAAAGACAACGGCTGCAGCAGGAGGCTATTGACGCAATGGACGACGAATGGGAGAAAGAATTGGACGCACAGAACAAAGCGAAAGCAGGAATAGAGGAGGAATAGCCCTCTCGCTGCCTCTCGTGGCGCAGGAGCGTCCGAACGATACCGGGCAAAGGAATTTACCACCCCGGACACAAAACGGCAAATTCGAGCCGTTCAGAGCATTTTCGTGGTGTCACGAAAAAGATATTGGTAAGAGGCAGCGGTAACGCTGCTTTTTATATTTCCCAGAGCTATTGAAAGGAGGTGAGAGGACGATGAAAAGGAGCTTGAGGAAAGCATACGAAATTACAGACGCAAAAATCCAGTTCGTATCACTCGTTGATAAGGCGGCGAATAAGCGTCAGTTCCTTTTGAAGAAAGCAGACGACGGCAAAGCGGTATTCACGACCTATGGCAGAATTGTAAAGGCGGACGCAGACAACCACTACGTCACCGGGATTGTGTACGAGCCTATGGAGGAGGACAGCCACGGCAATTTTATGACCGAGGAGGAAATCACAAAGGCTGCGTACTGGTTTGCAAAGAACGGTGACAAGGTAGACCTGCAGCACAGCTTCGAGCCGTTGGAGGGCGCAACCGTTGTTGAAAACTGGATTGCCAAAGCTGATTTTGAAATCGACGGAGAGGCAATTCAAAAAGGAACGTGGCTTATGACCGTAGAGGTAGCTGACGAGAGCGTGTGGGAGGGCATTGAAAAAGGCGAAATCACAGGCTTTAGTATGGGCGGCCTCGGAAATTATAGCGAGGAGGACGTAGAGTTGGATAGCGTAAACAAGCAGCAGGAAACCAGCGAGAAAAAGGGACTGTTGAAGCAACTGGCAGCAGCTTTAGGGCTGAGTGTTGTAGAAAAGGGAGCTATGGCGGAGCTTTACGAGGAGCGCAGCAAAGGTACGCTCTTTTGGAACGCATTTAACTCCCTTGAGGAGATTTTATACAAGTACGACAACATCACAGGCCGCTGGCTGTATGAGACGGACGAGAGCAGGGTACGAGAGTGCCTTGAGGAGTTCAGCCAGATTATCACCAGTATTCTCACTGGCAAAGAGAGTATCACAAAGGCCATTAACACTGACAGACCGATTGAAAAGGCTGGCAGAAAAATGAGCCTCAAGAACAGAGATACGCTTACGGGCATTTATGAAAGCCTTGGAGCATTTCTCAAGGAGTTTGACGACCCGGAGGAGGACGACCCGGACGACAAAAAGGACGGCAAGAAAACCGACGAGGCGGAGGACGACGACAAATCCAAAACCGACAAGGAGGAAAAAGAAGTGACCAAACAGGAAGTAGCAGCGATTGTGGAAAAGGCAATCGCAAAGGCAATGGGCGGCGACCAGCAGGACGGCGCACAGACCACGCAGGAGGGCGCAGGAGCGGTTGAAAAGGCAGAGGGTAAGGAGAGTACCACCCCGGCTGAAATCACCCCGGAAAGCGTTCAGAAAATGGTTGAGGCGGCAATCGAAAAGGCACTTGCACCGCAGCACGAGGAGGCCGTTACCGCAGAACAGGTACAGGAAATGATTTCCGCAGCGGTTGAAAAGGCGGTTACGCCTGTACTGAAAAGCAAGGGCTTACCGAGCAACCTCAACGACAGCACCGTAGAAAAAGCGGCAGGTGAGGAACATTACCTGCACGGCATTCTCTAATAAAACGATAGGAGGAACAATAAACATGGCAATTTCAAACAACACCATCATCAGAAAGGCGGCCATTGAGACTGGCTCTCTTTCTTCCGGGCTTCTTAACCCGGAGCAGGCTCGAAAGTTTATTCAGCAGACTTTCGACGCTACCAACCTTGGCGGCCTTGTCCGCCACGAAATGCGTACCGCAAAGACGGGCGAAATCGACAAGATTGGCATTGGCCGTCGTATCGTGCGCAAAAAGACCGAGAACAACGACGACGGTTACAGAGCTGGCGTAAAGACAAGCCAGATTGAGTACAGCACCACTGCTGTGCGCTTGCCTTGGGAGATTACCGAGGAGACGCTGCGTGAGAACATCGAGGGCCAGAATCTTGAACAGATTATCACCGACCTTATGACCTCCCAGCTCGGCGTAGATATGGAGGACTTGTACCTCAACGGCGACGAAAGCACCGAAAGCTCCGACGAGGACTACGACTTCCTTAAAATCAATGACGGCTGGATTAAGCAGATTTCCAACGGCGGACACGTTTATGACGCTTCCGCAGCCGGGGAAATGAGCCTTGACCTGTTCTACAAGACGCTTGCGCAGATTCCGAACAAGTACAACAACGGAAAGCTCCGCTGGCTTATGTCTCCTCGTAGAGCGCAGGAATGGGAGCTGTTCTTGCTTAACAAGGTGATTGGAGCAGGCGGCGCAGTACCCGACAGCATTTACACCGCACCGGCCCGTATTCCTGCGGTTGAATGCCCGTCTCTTAGCGACGACACTATCCTGTTGACCGACCCGAAAAACCTTATTGTTGTCAACACCTACGGGGTAAAAATCCGTAAGACTGTTGAGGGCAAAGAGGCGATTATGCAGGATAAGCGTTTCTACGTTACTCATTTGGACTACGACCCTATTATCGAGGAGCTTGACGCTACAGCAATCATTAAGGGTCTGAAATAAGAGAGGAGGCAGCGACTATGTTTCATTTGAAACTGATTAAGGCACTCTCCTACACTGGCGTTATCACAGCCACAAGCCGCAACCCGGACGTATTCACAGAGGACAAGGCTACCGCCGACGCAGCGGTAGCCACCGGGTATTTCAAACTCATTGAGGAGCAGGAGGAGCAGCAGGCGAAAACGGCGCACCTCGACAAAGAGCAGCTTGAGAGCATGAAACTCGACGACCTCAAGAAACTTGCAGCGGATATGGGTATCGAAACAAAAGGCCTCAAGAGCAAGGCTGAATTTGCGGAGGCTATTGCAGCCGTAGAGGTTATTCCCGGCCCGGAAACTGACGAGGACGGAGAGGAAAACGAGGTAGACTACGGCGAGGGCAGCCCTACTATGGTTGAGTTGCAGGAGAAGTAAGCCGGAGGAGGTGCGATATGGCAGATAGACCGTGGGTAACACCTCAAGAAGTCAAAGACTACTCCGAGATACCAGCGGTGCAGCAGCGCAGCGACACCCGGCTCACGGTGGATATTGCGAGGGCGGAGCAGTATATCATAACCTACACTCACAACTCGTTTAAGAACGAGGAGGAGATACCGCAGGCAGTAAAGACAGCGGCTCTTATACTTGCGGAGGCATACGCCCACAACGCAGCTATCGCAGCGAAAGAGGTCAAATCAGAGACTTTTGACGATTACAGCTACACCACCGAGACAAGCCAAATCAGCGTAGAGGCGTTAGACCTTGCGGCACTGCTTGACGATTATGTGATAACAGAGCCAAGAAACGGGGTAACGCTCCGTATGAGAAAGCTCTAATGGAGGTGCGGCCATGAGTTTAGAAAACCTTTTAGACCACCATTGCGACATCTACCACATAGAGGAGGAGCAGGCCTCGCCCGGCTACGGGCTGGCGGCCTCTCCATCTTTTTCGTACCCAACAGAGCCGGACATCAGCGGCCAGAGGTGTCATTTCGGTGTGCGTTCGCAGAGCGTGACAATCACGCAGACAGCCCCGGCTAACCTCATGGACGCAAAAATCAAACTCACCTTGCCGACCGGGACGGACGTGCGTATCAATGACAAGATTGTTGATTGTTCGACCGGGCTTGAATATACGGCGGAGCAGCCGAGAGACATACGAGGCCACCATATATTCGTCTACATCAAAAAGACGGGAGAGCAGAAAGCCCTATGAGCTGTGTGGATATTGATATGTCAGATTTCAAGGCGTTTTTCGGCAGCGTCGAGAAAGCGGCAAAGGGAGAATTTCGCAAAGAGTTTGAGCTGTTTTTGGAGGGACTTGGAAACGAGTTCTTGAGGATATTGCAAGACGAGATTATACGACGGAAAGTAATGGACAGCAGACAGCTCCTCGCCAGCTTTGAAAAGGGCGGCGACGGAAACGTATGGGAGCTGAAAGAGGGCGGACTAATACTGGAAGTCGGAACGAACGTCGATTATGCAAGCTATGTTAATGACGGTCACTGGACTAATACCAAAGGCGTAGAGAGACGCTGGGTGCCGGGGTATTGGGAGGGCGACCGCTTTATTTACGACCCAGCAGAAAAAAAGACCGGAATGCTGTTAAAGCAACACTGGGTAGAGGGAAAGCACTATTGGGACAGCGCATTGCGCATACTCGACAGGATTTACCCGGAGCTTTTGGAAGCAAAGCTGCAGCAGTGGCTTGACAACTATTTCGGCGGATAACACGGAGGAGGTGGAGAAGTGCTTGAGCAGGAATTGGCAAGCATAATGAAATACACGCTCGACAGAGCAGGAAACCCCTCGCCGTACTATTACGAAGTGCCGCAGCACTTCACTGTCCCGGCGGTTTACTTCCCCACGCCGGAAATCACAACCGGGGGCGAAACCTTTGAGACGTACAGCATGGAATACGCATGGTATATCAAAATGTTTGCAACAACGTCGCAGGAGGCATACGCACTTGGACTGGCAGTATTGACGGCGATAAAAGGAAACCGTAACCTCATTCCCCTTATTGACGAAACGGGTGAAAGGGCAAGGGGAAATATCAGATTATACGACCCAAAGCTCAAGGTATTGGACAACGGGGCAGCCCAGCTCACATTGAATTGGGCGAGCCGCCGACCATACGACGCAGAGGCAGCGGTCAAAATGCAGAGCTATGAGGTGGAGGGCTGGAACAACCCGGATATGTATATAACACGGACAATACCAGCGGCATACGCAGAGGCGATTGAGCATTATGCGGTGACACTACCCACACCACCAAAGACAACCGGGGCAGCTCCCGGAACACTATAAAGGAGGCGTAAAGCAATGGCAGCAAAGAACACTTCAACAGCCGGAGCGGAGGCGGCAGAACAGGCGCAGGAAACCGCTCCAAAGTTCACTGTTGAGAGGCTGGCTGTGGACTGCAGACAGCTTTTTGGCGTTTCCTCATGCACTTACGCAGGGGCGACGCACGGCATGACGGGAGAGTACACCGTCGAAGAAATGAAAGCACACATCAAAGAATGGTGCAGCAAGGAGGTAAAGTAAAATGGCAGGCGGAACATTCGACAAGCTGGTAGGAAAGACCCGTCCGGGTACTTACATCAATTTTGTTAGTACCGTACACGACACTCTTGGTATCAGCGACCGAGGCACGGTTATTGTGCCTCTGACAAAACACAACTGGGGGCCGGTAGGGGAATATATTACCCTTGATTGCAGCGGCCCGGACGCAGCTATCGAAAAGCTGGGTTACAGCATTTACGACAAGGACGACAACAGACAGATGTTGCTTATCCGTGAAGCGTTCAAAAAGGCTGCAAAGGTGCTTGTTTACCGTGTGAACAGCGGAACACAGGCAAAGGTGACGAGCGCACCAGTAACCGCTACTGCAAAGTATGGCGGCAGCCGTGGAAACAAATTGAGCTTTGCGGTAGTGGCAAACCCGGTGAGCGGCTTCGACGTTCTGGTATATCTCGACGGCAGCAAGGTATCAGAGTATAACGGCCTCACCACCGTTGAGGAGCTTGTTGCAGAGGACAACGAGTACATCACATTCAGCGGCACAGGAAAGCTCGCAGCAGTAGCCGGGGCAAACCTCACGGGAGGTACTGACACAGACATGGCGAACGCTGATGTTACGAAGTTCATCGACAAGTGGGAGGGCGTAAAGTTCAATACGGTATGCTTCCCAATTACCGATGATAGTCTGCAGGCGGCAGCAAAAACCAAAATCAAGTATATCCGTGAGAACATCGGCAAAGGCGTACAGGTTGTTATGCCGGACACAAAGAGCAAGGACTACGAGGGTGTTATCGGTGTTACAAACTCTGTTGTTGTTGACAGCATGACCCTCACCCACGCAGAGGCTTGCGCATGGGTAGCAGCAGCGACAGCGGCGGCCAAGAATACCCAGAGTAACACCTACGTCGAGTATGAGGGCGCAACGGAGGTTGTTGACCCTAAGACGCACGAGGAGGCGGTAGCCGCTATTAACAATGGCGAATTTTTCTTCTCCGTGAGCGAGGCCGGAGCGGTAGTTGTTGAATACGACATCAACACGCTCACAACCTTTGCGGACGGCAAAGACAAGACCTACCGTAAGAACAGAGTTATCCGTGTGTTCGATACGTTTGCGGAGAGCCTGCAGCTCAACTTCCCTCCGAACAAGTACGATAACAACTCCGTCGGCTGGGACATTATGGAGGGCATTGGCCGCACCATTTTGAAGCAGTTCGAGGACGCAGGAGCGATTACTGACGTGGACTACGATAACGACTTCCTTGTTGACAGAGACACCAGCCACGGTGACGAGACTTTCTTCAACGTCGGTCTGCAGCCTGTTGACAGTGCAGAAAAATTGTACTTCACCATTTCGACGAGATAAGGAGGATAAGCGGATATGGAATACAACAAAAACCCGATTTCCCTTAGAGAGGGAAAGGTATTTATCGACGGGGTGGAATGTGTTGATAGCGTAACCTGCAACATCAAATTCACCCCGGACGTGTGGACTGGAAAGCAGCTCGGAGAGCGCACAAACAGCTCTCGTTGGCTTGGCTATTCCATTACAGGAACGATTACCCGTCGTCGTTCTAACAACTGGCTTCGTGAGAAAATCAAGGAGTACAAAAAGACGGGCGCAACCCCGGAAATCAAAATTCAGGGCATTATGAACGACGAAAACAGCGACTACTACGCAACATACGGCAGCGATACCGTAACCTGCGTTGGCTGCGTTTTGACCGGGGATTTGCCTCTTACAGCACTGGACAGTGGCGGCGACGTTGTGGACGACGCTATCAACTTCAACGCAAAGGACATTGTGTAAGCGGCAGCAGAACAACCAAATATCAGTAGCCCCTCTGCGGTAATACCCGGAGGGGCTTTATTTTTACAGTAAAGGAGATTATTCATCATGGCTAAGAAAGATTTGAAATATTTTATGCGCAGCACAGAGGCGGAAATCGTTACCGCACCCGGCCCGGACAGCTTTAAGGACGACGACGGCAACGTAGTGCAGTTTGAAATCAAGAAGCTCACGCAGGAAGAAATCACCCGTATTAACGACGCTTATCGTCGCCACAGCATGGCGACCGACAAAAAGGGAAATCCTCTCGTAGCCAATGGCGAGGTGATTTGGAAAACAGAGAGAGACAGTGCAAAGGCCAGCCGCCACATGATTGTTGAGGCGTTGCAGTACCCGGATTTGAAAGACCCGGAGCTGATGAAGTATTACGGCTGCGTAGATGTTACAGATATGCCTCTCAAGGTATTCAGCAAGGCAGACGAGTACCAGCACGTTTCCCGTATCGTTATGCAGGCTCTTGGACTTGCAGCAGGCGTGAGCGACGACGAGGAGCTGTCTGACGCAAAAAACTAATACGGGAGGCAGGAGGCACGGCGTACTGGGCGCACGTTCTTTGGCAGAGACACAATCTCCGCCCGGAGGAATTTGAACGAATGAGCCGACGTATGCAGCTATTCTACATTGCCTCCGAGTTAGAGGAGGATAGAAACCCGGTCAGACACGATGTTATGCAGAGAGGAGGCGGTAATTAGTGGCTGATTTATTGGCAAGATTTAAGCTCGTCGATGAAATGTCGGCAAAGCTCGATAGCATGGCGGAAAGCGGACAAAAAATGGCTTCGCAATGGGAACAAGCAGGGGAATCCGTTAATTCAGCATTTGGTGGTATATCAAGCTCTGTAACCACGGCAGAAAGCTCTGTTGACGGTGTTGCAACATCTATAAGCAGCATACAAGGGGCAGCGAGCGGAGCTGCCTCCTCTGCAAATGAACTTGCTGATAGCGCAAATAGTTTTGGAGACGCAGCCACGGAGGCGGCGGCTCAAGCTGATTACTGGACATCTTCTGTTGGCAATTACGACAAAAGCGCACTTGAAGCAATATATTCCACGGAAGAACTTGTAGAAATGGGGCTAAAATCCGCAGAGGCATTAGAAGCAGAGCAAGCGGCAATGCAACAATGTGAGAGTTCGGCGGAGGAATTGAGTAGGGCGATTGAAGAAGCCAGCACAACCGAAAATGAGCTTTCAAAAACAATGGAAAAAGCCTCGCAAGTCTCCGAGGAAATTGCAAGCAATGACAAAGTTTCAACTGAGACCAAGGAGCAACTTGCCAAAGCAAGTCAAGAGGCGGAGGAGGCCATGAGCGAGCTTGCTACGGCCCAACAGGCGGCGGAACAAGCTATGGCGGACTACGATAGCCTTTTGGCTTCTGGTACTAATAATCTCGATGAATTGGAGGCGGCAGCGGAGAGGGCAAGCGAAGCTACAACGGAGCTTGACAGTGCGAACGCAAGAGCGGCAAATGCCACAGAGGAACTTTCAGAAGCGACCGAAAGAGCAGCGGACGAAGCTGAAAATGGTGGAAACAAAGGCAAAGAAGCGGCGGAAAAATTAGCGAGCGCACTTGCAGCAGCAGGGGTTACAAAGCTTGTTTCGGAGCTTGCAAACGCATTCACGGAAGCAAGCGAAGCGGCGGCAGATTTTGAAGTCGCCACGATGAAAATTTCGACTATTGCAGACACCACAAAAGTATCGCTTGGACAAATTTCATCTGACCTTATGAGCCTTTCGGAAGAAACAGGGATAAGCGTAGAAAGTCTTTCAGACGCTACCTATTCTGCACTTTCCGCCAGCGTTGACACGGCAAGTGCGGTTGAGTTTACAGCAACCGCCTCGAAACTTGCGGCAGGCGGTTTTACAAGCTCCGCAACGGCGGTTGACGTATTAACCACCGCTCTTAACGCCTACGGGCTGGAAGCAAGCAGTGCAGAAAGTATTTCGGATATGCTTATAACCACGCAAAACCTCGGTAAAACGACTGTTGATGAACTGGCGGCTTCTGTTGGTAAAGTAATACCGCTCGCCTCTGCTTATGGTGTTGAAATGGACAATCTTTCGGCGGCGTATGCTGAACTTACAAAGGGAGGTATTGCAACAGCAGAAGCAGGAACTTATTTGAAGTCAATGCTTAATGAGCTTGGAGATAGTGGAAGTACCGTAAGCTCTGTTTTAATGGAACAGACCGGGAAGTCTTTCTCAGAACTCATGGAGCAGGGGTATTCCCTTGGTGACGTAATGGAAGTCCTTGGTGCAAGTGTTGGCGGAAATGCAGGAGCTTTTAACGAACTTTGGAGCAGCTCGGAGGCTGGCATTGGCGCACTCTCGCTGTATAACGCTGGAGCGGAACAGTTCAACTCAACTCTCGACGCTATGCAAAGCTCTGTTGGAGCAACGGAAACAGCCTACAAAACCATGACGGACACAACAGCCCACGCACAAGAGGAGTTGTCAAATGCAGCCGATAACCTGCAAATTTCGATTGGACAAAGTATAAGCCCAATGTTTGAAAAAATATACGGACTTGGCACAGATATTTTGAATGGAATGTCGAAATTTGCGCAGGAACACCCGGTTGTAGTGAAAGCTATTTCAGCCATAGGTATCGGACTTGGCGTTGCAGCTACGGCTATGGTTGCAGTTACTTTTGCAACGACAACGGCTATACCTGCGGTTGTATCGTTCGGTGCTGCACTCAACGCAGCACTCGGCCCGATAGGTTGGGTTGCGATTGGAGTTACAGCCCTTGTTGCGGCAGGAGCAGCACTCATATCCATGTTCGAGAGCGCAGAGGACGAGACAGCAGGAATGACGGCGACGACCCGTGAGCAGTATTACGAGCTGCAAGACCTTAATTCTGAATACGAGGAGGCTTGCGCAAAGTACGGAGAAAACTCCGAGGAGGCATTACGCCTCAAGTACCAAGTGGACGACCTTACAGCGGCGTTCGAGGCAAACAGACAGACCGTAGAGGAATTTACAGCAGAGGTAGACAGCCTTTGCGAGAGTGTTTCTGCGGTTACAGACGACTTCAACAGCGCACTCACGGAGATTAACTCACAGGAGACGGGTACTCTTGCCCTTATCCAAAAATACGAGGATTTGGCTACACAGGCTGAATTGACCGGGGCGCAGCAGAAAGAGTTAGAGGCCGTCACAAAGAAACTCACAGACACATACCCAGATTTGGCGGCACAGTTGGATAGCACGACAGCCAGCGCAGAGGACTATGTTGACGCTATGAAGAAAGCCTGCGAACAGGAGGCAGAGGAGCAGCGGCAGCAGCAGGCGCAGGAAACCTATGTTGACGCTCTTGCAAAGAGAGCTGAATTGACAGAGGAAATCGCCAAAGCGCAGGAAAACGTCAATCTTGAACAGGCCAGAATGGACGATATGAGTGGCTGGACGCATTTTTGGACGGCTGGCGAATGGGACGACCTTGAGGCATATCAAGCAGCGCTGGACGAGCTGAACGCAGCCAACGCAGAGAATGAGGCCACCATAGCGGAAATTGAGCAAGGCTGGGCGGATATTGCAGACGCAGAGGCGGAGGCAGCGGACGCTACTGTATCTTGGGAGGACGCAGCTACAACGGCGTTTGAGGAGGTACAGGATAAGGTAGTAGAGCTTTGCGAGGCATACGGAGAGGCGTACAACGCAGCTCTTGAGAGCTTTGAGGGGCAGTTCGGACTATTCGACGAAGCCTCTATGAAGTCGGACGATTATCTCAATGCAACCGTAGATAACGCTCAAGCAGCACTGGACAGCCAGCTCGCATATTGGGAGGAATACAATGCCAACCTCGAAACCCTCACGTCCTACGGAGAGGGGCTAACAGGAGAAGCAAAGGAAAACTACGAAGCACTGGTTGAATACGCACAGTCCGGCTCGGAGGAGGCTGCAGGTCTGGCGAGCAGCATTGCGGACGCTATCGAGAGCGGAGACGAGGACGCTATCAACAGCCTTGCCTCGACGCTTGCAGATGTTCAGTCACAGCAGGAAACGGCAGCGGCACAGGTAGCAGACTTTGTAACGGATTTTTCCGGCCAGATGGACGAGCTGGAAAAAGAAATGCAGGACACCGTAGACAACATGAATTTGGACGACGAGGCAGCAGCCAGCGCAAAGGCCACAATTCAGAGTTATGCGGACGCTATCAGAGCCGGAAAAGGAAATGCAGTAGCAGCAGCCGAGGAGGTTGCAAACGCAGTTTCGGCGGCTTTTTCAGCAGCGAAAACAACGGTCAGCGTAAATGTTTCCTCAAGTGGCAGCGTCGCAGGACACGCCAACGGCACGACCAACGCAGAAAACGCATTTATCGCAGGCGAGGAGGGGCCGGAACTTATAGCACGACCAGCGGCAGCATACGCCAACGGCACGACGGACAGTACGGACTACTTTATCGCAGGCGAAAACGGGCCAGAGCTTATTGTTGGGGAACAGGGCAGCACCGTATTCCCAACAGAGGAGACAGACCGCATTATTTCAGCTCTGAACGGGCTGGAAAGCAGAAATGAACAGCCGCTGCAGATATTGGCAAACACTGACACCAGCGACGGCAGGGAAAACGCCTCGGAGCAGGTAAAGCGCATACTGCTTGAAATAGCAGGAAGCGGAGCTATCGAAATATCCGGGAATGGTGGAAGCGTGGACAAAGAGAGTATTCTCGAAGTCCTTTACGACCACCTCAAGCCAGTGCTTATGAATATTATTCAAGGCGAAATTTACGAGGAGGGAGAGTTATCCTATGAGTTCTAAGTATGAAATGTGGCTCACGTACAATGCTGAAAAGCAGAAAATCCAGCTCCCCGTACTCCCAGAGAAATTCGCAATAAGCAACGGCAGCAACAACGAGAGCGTGAATGTAGTTGGGCTGGGCGAAATCATCATCATGCAGAGCCGCCCGGCCCTGCAAATCAGCTTTAGCAGCTTTTTCCCGGCGACCAAGTTTCCGGGGCTGCAGGTGAGCAGCATAACGAAGCCTTTGAGCCTTATAGAGAAAATCAACACATGGAAAGCCAGCAAGAAACCGATACACCTAATTGCGACAGCTTGCGGAGTGGATATATATGCGGCCATTGAGGATTTCCAGTACGAGGAGGACGGAGGCGACCCCGGCACATATCAGTACACCATAAAACTGAAAGAGTACCGGGAAATCACAGTGCGACAAGTCAAGGTGGATATTCCAAAACAGACAGCAAACGTGCAGAAAGAGGAGAAGCGAGTGGACAACTCGGTGAAACCGCAGACCTACACGGTAAAAAGCGGAGATTGCTTATGGAATATCGCCAAAAAGTATTACGGCAGCGGCGCACAGTACACAAAGATTTACAACGCAAACAAAAGTGTTATAGGGAGCAACCCTAATCTGATTTACCCCGGACAGGTATTAACTATCCCAACATAAGGAGGAGAGAGCATGGCAGACGGAATAAGCCTAATTATTATAAAAGGCGAGCAGGGCTACGACGTTACCCAGCTCGTCGAACAGGTCAAGTGGAAAGGCCGAAAAGGGTCAGCGGCCCGGTCACTGTTTGTGTCAATGGTTGACGACGACGGATACCAACACGCCCGGAGCGAGATTGATATTGAACAGGGACACCAGTGCATTTTCTCCTACAACGGGACGGAGCTGTTCCGGGGGATAATCATGTCGCAGACGCAGGACAGCAAGAAAAAGCTGAAATTCACCGCCTACGATAATGGGATATACCTTGCAAACAACAAGGACACGTTCACCTACGAAAACAAGACGGCCAGCGACGTATTTAGAGATTGTTGCACCCGTTTTGGGCTTCCTATGGGAGAAGTTGCAAACTGCTCTTACAAAATCCCGGAGTTGACAAAGAGCAAAACAACGGCATTCGACGCTATATGCGACGCAATGAGCCTCGATTTCGACGCTACTGGAATAAGACATTATGTAGCGTCGGACAAGGGCAAATTGAGCCTGCTGACACGCCGGGAGAACATCTTGCAGTGGGTTATCGAAGTGGGGCAAAACCTCACATCTTATTCTTACACGAGGAGCATTGAGGACATCAAGACCCGTGTAAAAATGATTTCAAAAGAGGGAACGACTCTGGCAGAGAAAACCAACGCAGCCCTCGAAAAGAAAATTGGAGTATTCCAAGAGATTAACACACCGGACGAAAGCCTCACCACGGCGCAGATAAACGACCTCATAGCAAGCATACTCGATGAAAAGAGTACGCCGGAGCGGACGTTGGACATCGACGCTATTGGTATACCAGAGGTTATTTCCGGCATAGGGGTATACATTATTATCCCGGAGTTGGAGCTATCCCGGACGTTTTACGTTGACAGCGATACCCACATATTTGAGGACAATATGCACACCATGAGCCTCAAGCTCAACTATGCGAACGACCTTTCAAAAACAGAAAAGGCAAGCAGCACCGAGGCAGCCAGCAGCAAGGAATACAAGGTAGGCGACGTTGTTCAATTCAACGGCGGTTATCACTACGTCAGCAGCACGGCAAGCAACCCGACCGGGTCAAAATGCGCAGCAGGCCCGGCCAAAATCACAGTAGTAGCAAAAGGCGCAAAACACCCGTGGCATTTGATACACACAGACAGCAGCTCAAGGGTATACGGGTGGGTTGACGACGGCACATTCAGTTAGGAGGCAGAGATATGGCAGCAGCAGAAAGCACCGAACAGACAAGCCTCAAAGGTCTTATTCAAGGCATGGTTGGAGGAGAGGTTGAGGTATTGCAGGGGACTGTCAAATCGACAAGCCCTCTGAAAATACAGATAGCAAACGACGACAAGTTGGTTATCGGGCCGAATATCACCTACATTCCGAGGCATTTGACGGACTACACAACTACGGTTGACATAGTGCAGGGAAAAGGCAGCGTCGTTAGTTCAACGGCAAGCGACGGCAGCCACACGCACTCTTACAATGGGAACACAGATAGCGCAGGCGACCCGGCACACACACACCCATACAGCGGAACAACGCAGGGCAAGGCACATTCACACGCTTTAAGCACATTTAATATTTACGGGGCGACAATGACGGTATACAACGCCCTCAAGGTTGGAGAGACGGTGCATATTTTATCGTTCAACAACGGCAAACAGTATTATGTGCTGGATAGGATAAGCTGATATGGCAGACACATTTATACCAATTCCGATTGACGAGGTAACAGAGGCGGAGGAGCAACCGTCATTGACTTACCGACTTGACCTCGACGCAGGAAGAATTGTAGGGAGAGTGGACGGACTGAAAGCAGTAAATCAAGCTATCAGAAAAGCCATTATTACCCCACGCTTTAAGTGCTTAATCTACGACAGCCAATACGGGAGTGAGATTGAGGACGCAATTATTTCAAAGGACGCAACAACGGCATACATCGAAGCAGTGACAGAGGGCTTCATCAAAGACGCACTGCGCCCGGACACAAGGATATTGTCGGTGTACGATTTCCAATGCGATTTCGAGGAGGACAAGGCGTACATCTATTTCAAGGCAGACACGATATTTGGTGAAACAGAGATTGAGGAGGTGATATAGAGTGTTTGAAGATTACACATACGAGCTACTTTTGGAGGATGTGTTGAACAATGCGCCGGACGGGATTGACACCCGACAGGGCAGTATATTTTACGACGCAGTTTCCGGGATTTTGCTCAAGATAGCAAAGCTCTACACAGACCTCGACCTCATTGTTGAACTGACGACGATTGCAACAGCCACTGGGGACGCACTTGACACCAGAGCCAGCGAGTACGGCATAAGCAGACTGGCGGCCACGAAAGCAAAATACTACGTCACTTTTGAGGGAGTTACCCCACAGGTTGGCGAAAGATTTTACACAGACGGCCAGTATTTCGTGTTGAAAGAGGACACGGACGCAGGGATATATTACCTTGAGGCAGAGACAGCAGGCAGCAGCGGCAATGAGGTTTACAGCGGTACTCCGGCAATCCCGGTAAACACTATCGACGGATTGACGGCGGCGACGTTCGGCATAATCTATGAGGACGGCAGCGACGACGAGGACGACGAAAGCCTCCGTACCCGTGTGCAGGAAAAAATCGCAGGCCCGGCAGAGAACGGCAATAAGCAGCATTATAAAACATGGTGCGAAAGCCGGGAGGGTGTCGGTAGAGCGAGAATATTCCCTCTGTGGAATGGGCCGAACACGGTCAAAGCCGTGCTGATAGACAGTGCAGGAAAGCCGTGCAGCCAGTCTAAGGTCACAGAGGTACAAAACTACATCGACCCGGCGACAAGAGGCTACACAACCGTCGTAGACGGAAAGACATACGTTGTCGGGGACGGGCTTGGAGAGGGCGTAGCAAACCTCGGAGCGCATTTCACAGCGACGGCGGCAAGCTCGCTTGGAATTACTATCACATTCAAAGCGGAGCTGGCGAGCGGAGCAACAAAGGACGCAGCGGAGCAGGAAGCAACAGAGGCCATAGAGGAATACTTCAAGGAGCTGGTATTGACAACGGTTGAGGCAACAGACATTGTTGTTAGGGTATCAGCGATAGGAGCTATATTAAGTGGGCTGCAAAATCTTCTTGATTACAGCAACCTGCAGCTCAACGGCGGAACGAGCAACATCATACCCGGAGAGGACGACGTACCTATCGTTGAGGGGGTGAGCATTAGTTGAAATTCTATGAAAAATATTTCAAGAACAACTACGAGGAGCTAATCACCTACTATCCACGGTTTTACAGAGAGGTTTACGAAATGGTGGAAATCCTCAAGGCAGAGGGCAGAATTGCAGATACCCTTGAGGACAACATCGAGCAGACCTACCTAAACTGCTTCATCGACTACGCAGACGAGGAGACTATTACAAAGCTGGAAAACTTCTTGAAAATAGGACTGAACAAGAGCCGTTCACTTGAGGAACGCAGGCGACTTGTGAAGTCCTATTTTGTTGGCTTTGGCAAAGTTTCAGCCTCAATGCTTGCAGAAATGATTACAAGCTACACCGGGGCAGACGTGGAGGCAAGATTTGAGCCGGAGGACGAGGAGGGCAACAACGTCCTATATATCAACTTCCAGAGAGGCAGCGAGCCGACGCTCTATATGAGTGACATCAATCTGCTGTTAAGCAAGAAGATACCGGCCCATATAAAGTGGCAGGCAGCGGTGACATACCGCTTTCCGATAGGCGCAGGAGTGCGCAGGACGCACCACAGCCACGATTACGAATTTTGTGGGACAAAGCCCTACCCCGTTCTTATCGCCTCTATTTCGGGCGCAGAGACAGTCACAGAGGCTATTGCACAAAATGTTACAGCAACTTATCCGGCCAGCAGGCAGAGCGGCGTAGAGGCAGAGGCAGGAACAACGCCGGGCATTGGTACGCTGGCGCATATTGACGTGATTGACACGGTATCGGGAGCAAGCGCAACCGAATGCAGTGTTGATTATATCCCTTGTGGGACGATTTTCACATCACAGTAAGGAGGTAAAAACATGGCATTTTGGACTGACATCTTTATGAACAAAGTCCGTGAGGACTGGCTCAAGAAGATTGTTAAAATCCAGTATTGCGCCGGAGGAACGTGGTACGACGCTCAAATCACGAGCAAGACCATCGAGGGCAATACGCTGAAAATCTTGAGCCAGACGACGGACAGCAAAGCCCTCACCATTACGAGCGTCCGCCTCATTGACGTAGGCGGAGACGTGGCCGGGCAGATTTCCGAGAACATCACAAAACAGGCCACGCAGGGCGTAATTACCCTTTGGGAATTTCCGCTCTATGAAATCACGGCATAAAAGGAGGTGAAGAAAGTATGTATAAAAATTTACCGTGGCTCGACCACGCAGTAACCCCGGAGCGCACATACAAAATGGTGCAGAACAACGACGGGACAGTAACGCTCACACCTGCAGGGACGGTTGTTCAGCAGGGTACAAATATGAGCGCAGCCAATTTCAATAACATCGAAATGGGTATGACAGACCACGACCTCGCTATTCAAATTCTCGCAATGCTTTTGCGCAGCATTGGAGATAGGACAACCGACAGCGAGGACGACATCGAGAAACTGACAGCTAATATCCTTGCAGAGGTAACACCAGAGGAGGCGACCGTCACACTGACGAACAGCCTGCGCTATCCTTTGAACGGCAGCGCAAAGAGTGTGAGCCTCACCAAAAACAGAGCCACAAAGAATTACATGGTAGAGGCAGAGGTCACAAGCACAGACGGAAACGTCGGCGAAATTGAGGTCACAGACAAGGCTCTGAACGGCTTTAAGATTGCCTTTACAGGAAGCGCAAAGAATGTGACCTTGAAAATCAAAATTAGAGGAGGAATTATCGCATGAAAGTAATCGAGATTAACGAGGGTGCAAAAATCCCTTACGAAGTCACCGGGAAAAAGGTATGCTTCGACGACGACCTCACAATCAATATTGCCAAGAGGCAGGAGGACTGGCCCGTACACATCGACGTTTGCACCGACAAAGACGGCGCACTCGTAATCGGAATGGGAAGCGGCAACTACTATGTTGCGCAGATTGATATTCCGGCCAGAGAGTACACGCAGCCGGAGGACGACGAGGAGCAGACAGAGGCAGAGGGCGAAAGCAGCAAGGCACAGCCAGAGCCTATTCCACTTGACATGGACGACGTTACGCTCACCCTTTGGGCGTTGGAAAATTACAGCGAGTAAGAGGAGGAAAACACTATGAGTAATTTTGATTTATCGAGCCTTGCGCTCAAGTCGGCATTCCCGACCAACAAAATTCTGACGGACGACAAGGGACTTCCGTCTGTAATGGTTTACGTCCCTAAATTTAAGATGTCACAGGTTATTGACGGAGCGAGCGACAGCGTACACCCGGCATTCATCGTGAACGGCGTAGAAAAGAGCGGTATCTATATTTCTAAGTACCAGAACATCGTCTACAACAGCAGGGCATACTCCCTCCCCGGTGAAGACCCGAAAGCAAGCATTACAGCAGACACGGCTCGTACCTACTGTGAGAACAAGGGCGCAGGCTGGCACATGATGTCGGCTATCGAATGGGGCGCAGTCGCATTGTGGTGCAAGAAAAACGGCTGGCTTCCTTGGGGCAATAACAACTACGGCAAAGACACAAGAGAGACGATGTATAAAGGCGTTCCGGCCACCTTTGAAAGCGACGGACGCACGGCACATATCCTCACAGGCACAGGCCCGGTAGAGTATTCGCATAACAAGCAGCTCGACGGCATTTACGACCTTAACGGCAACGTCTGGGAGTGGAGCGACGGCATGAGACTTGTCAAGGGAGAGCTGCAAATCCTTGAGAACAACAACGCAGCCGACAGCAGCAACCTCAAGACAGCGGCCTCCGCAGCTTGGAAAGCCATTGACGGCACTACGGGCGAGCTTATTACACCGAACGGCAGCGGAACAACTACCAACAGTTTGAAGCTGGATTTTGTGAGCAGCAAGTGGAAGTGGGTTACTGGTACTCTTAGCAGCCAGAGCGACAGCTCACGCAGCGCAACATTCGCAGGCACGACAGCAGACACAAACATCTGCGACGCAGCGAAAGAAATTCTCTATGCACTCGCTATGTTACCGGACAGCACCACGTTCGACTACGAGGGCGATTATCTGTACGCCAACAACGGCGCAGACGAGCGTTTCCCGTCTCGTGGTGGCTACTGGAGCAGCGGTGCGTATGCCGGGGTGTTCATTACGAACTTGAGCTACCCTCGCTCTAATTCCGGCGCGAACATCGGCTTCCGCTCCGCTTTTTATGAATAACTGCAAACTGGTTACTGAATAACTGACGGGGAGGGCGATAGCCCTCCCTATATTTTGTGAGCAGAGGAGCAGCTATGGCATACAACGAACAGAATTACAGCAAGGAAACGACGAGTTTTATTCTGAAAGAAAAGATTGCCGACATGATGAAGTACGGCAAGCAGGCGGTAGCAAATTTTCCTCGGCGAGAAAGACAGACGGCGGACGAGATAAGACGGTCAATGCTCACCATGTACCGATTGGCAATTATGGTTGAGAAGAAATATTACAAGAAAACAACACTCCAAGACCTCGATATTGAATTGGACGTATTGCGACACCTTATAAGGCTGGCGCAGGACAAAGACTACTACGGGCAGAATGTAGCACCGCCTTTATCGTTCAAGAAATACGAGTATTGGAGCGGACTGTTGAATGAAATCGGACGCATTATTGGCGGATACATGAAATACGCCAAGTGAAAACATGGGGAGCAGGCCGGATAGCGTTTCCCGTATCGTGGTGGCAACTGGAACAACGGTGCGAATGCCGGGGTGTTCAATACGAACTTGAACAACCCTCGCTCTAATTCCAACACGAACATCGGCTTCCGCTCCGCTCTGCGACTATGCCGGACATGGAGGTGCGTATCTCAAGGGATTGCACCCGGAGCATAGCCCCAAAGGGGTCGGCTTCCCTCCTGCGGCCAGTACAGGCCAAAGGAAAAGATTATATTGCCGTGAAAACGCCCTAATGAGGCATGAAAGGAAGTGTGGAACAGCCGCAGCCACAGGACGAGGCGGAAACGTCACGCACGGCGGAAATGGAGGACTGGATATGAGCGGCATATCAGAAGAAACACCGGGTATGGTGATACTCGACGACGTTTACGACAGGATTTGCGACTACGAGGGGCTTTATCAATCACACATTGAAGCGAGAAAAGGCAAGCGATACCGGGACGACGTGATGTTGTTTACGGACAGGCTGGAAGAAAACCTTATTGAGCTTCAAAATGAGCTGATTTGGCAGACCTACAAAGTAGGCAAATACAGACCATTTTACGTCAGAGAGCCAAAGTTGAGACTTGTAATGGCGTTGCAATACCGAGACAGAGTAGTGCAGTGGGCGATATACAGACAGTTATACCCATTCTACGACAAAATGTTTATAGAGGATAGTTACGCCTGCAGGCGAGACAAAGGAACGCACAAAGCGGCGGACAAGCTGCAATACTGGTTGCGGCAGGTCAGCCGAAAGCCCGGTAATTGGTATTATTTGAAGCTGGATATATCCAAGTATTTTTACAGGGTAGACCACCTTGTACTACTGGACATTTTGGGACGCAGGATAAAAGACCAGCGGCTCATGCGGCTTCTTTCAGAGATTATAAATAGCGAGGACACTCGTTTCGGACTTCCGGCAGGCATAAGCCCGGAGGAATGCCCAGAGGAGGACTGGCTCGACGATGTAGGTATGCCGATAGGAAACCTCACGTCACAGCTCTTTGCAAACATTTACCTCAATGAGTTAGACCAGCTTTGCAAGCACGAGCTTCACTTGCACTACTATATCCGCTACATGGACGATGTGATAATACTTTCGGACAACAAGGCGGAGCTGGCAGAGATAAAACGGATAATTGAAGAATTTTTGAACGATTATTTACACCTCGACCTCAATAACAAGACCGCCATACGGCCGTGTGAGGGCGGAGTTGATTTCGTCGGCTATCGGATATGGGCGACCCACAGGAAACTCAAGAAACAGACAGCCAGAAAGATTATTCGTACAGTGAAGTGGATGTGCGAACAGGCAGCGGCAGGAGAAATGAGCAAAGAGCAGTTTGAACGCAGGGCAGCGTCGTACAAGGGGATTTTTCAACATTGCGACAGCTACGGCCTGCGGAACAGGCTTAACGAGATTTATTCCCGGTACAGCAAAACGCCGGAGGAACAAGGGGAGGGAACACAGGCTATGGAGCAGCAGAGAACAGAACAGATACCGCAGGCAGAACGCAAGTGCTATGGCTGCGAACACTTTTATCAGAGCTGGTTTTGTGGCTACGGAGCTTGTATGTGCAAGGTACACGGCTCTCTTGATGTAGACCAGAGCTTCCGACACCTGGACACGGCGGCGGCAGCTTGCCCGGATTTCAAATCAAAGTAACGCAGAAAGGAGGAAAAAGACAAGATGGACGACGCTATCTCAAGAGCTGAACACGAGGAGTTCCGCAAGCGTATCGAGGAGGGAAACCACAGACAG